GCTTTTAAGAACAACTGATTTATTATCACTTCCTATTTGAGGCATTTTAACTCCTTGAAAAAGAAATGGGGGAGTATTTCATCCCCCAAACTTTATTAGTCAATCGTGTAAAAAGCTGAGACCAAAGCGTCTGGTCGCAGAACTTTAGCACCATATACGTGAAGACCACGTACAATGTCGCCAAAGCTTGAAGGATCACGAATAACTTCGGTCGTAGTAATCGTCTGAGCCGTAGCCGTAGAAGACATGTGACCAGCCATAACTTTACCAGTAGCCGTAGTAGGGGTGGCAATGTTGTTAGACTTGTACATGCTGAATCCACGGAGCTGACCAGAAGACACCAAACCGTTTCGGATTGAACCTTGGCCTGCGTTGAAGTCTACAGACAAAAGCTTAGAGCCTGACTGTGAAAGTTCTTCGTAGAAAGAAGGAGGCGCTACAAACCAACGACCTTCTTCAGGAATGTTTTGCTCGTCAAGAAGACGGGCCATACGTGCCATAAGGTCGATAGCGTCTACGCCACTTGCATCTGAACCGAGAAGGTCAACAGAAGCAGTGGTTTCTGCAACACCGGCAGTACCAGCAAGAGCATCTGCACCAATTACATGGTCAGGGCCTGAGCTAGACACGCCAGCAAACATCTTAGCCAATACACCTACATCAAAAGCATCACGCAAAGCGTAAGCAGCAGATGAAGTTGCAACGTCACGGAAATTAATGTGAGACATTTGCGTTTCAATATCATCAACGATGAATTTGAAAGCGTTAGCAATGTCTACAACCATCGTAATTTCAGTGTCTGTCAGATTGGTTTTAGCAGCGTCTTGTCCACGCTCGTACTGATCAACAGTGATTACAGGTTCTTTAATGATTTTAACGGTGTCACCAAAGCCAGAAATCTCACCTGCATAATCCGTATTGGTAATAGCTTCAATTACAGAAGCTTTACGGAAAAAGTTGAGTACTTGTTTGGAATATAACTGGGGCAACCAGTTAGTAGAGCCGTTAAAGTTAGTTGGGGTTGACGCAAATTCAAACCCCTGATCGGATGTGTTTAAAGCCATTTGTTATCTCCTAAGTAGAAAAGTTAGCCTCGTACAACACGCCCTTCAATCATAGCCTCACGAATTTCTTCTTCGTATTTATCAAACTGATCTAAGGACATCTTGCCGATTTCTGATTCAGTCCAAATCCTACTTTGCTGGGGATCTAAGTTAGTTGTTTTTGTAGATACCATGTCAGCTGCAGAGCCTTCCTGTTTTTTCTTAGGTCGGCCACGATTTGAACTTCTATTGTTTTGTCCTTTACCTGTTTCTAACTTATATAAATCTAGAGCTTTGACGGCTAAAGTTACATTATCAGGATTGTTATAAATCCAATCTTGAATTTGATCTGGTTGTTCCTGCGCCCACTCATGAAAACCATCGTCCCCTCTGATTTCATCAAAGTCTGGATGTCTATCTTTCAACGCTGCCTCAGCTTCTCGTTGAGCAATTTGAGCTTCTCTCTGTTCAATAACAGAAAGTTTAGATCGTAGTGCTTCTACTTCTTGCTGACTTCGCATGTGTGCTACAGTTTCTACCGTATCATAAAGATCAGGATACTCTTCTCTAAACTTTTCTAAATCCTCTTGAGACTTAGGAGCTTGGTACTGAGGCTCAGCCGTTCTAGCTTGCTCCAGTAATTCTTGCTCTTTTCGTTTAAACTCGTTGAGCTTCTGATCATAGTGCTTCTTTAAATCATCATATCTTTTTTTATAGTTAGAACCTTCTACTGATTCTTCTTCCGCAGGGGCCGCTTGTTTTTTGCGGGTGGCCTGCTTTTGGGAGGCATCATCTTCATAAAATAAAGTATCTGCTTTGGCCTGTCGTGGGCCATCTGGCGTATGCCAAGCTTTCTTCATGTTATAAGGATTTGATGTTGCTTCCTCTTCTTGTAAAAGTTGTTCGGACATGTTGTTTTCCTTTTCTACGGGGCTTGTTTCTTGCAAGGTAGCCAATTTTAAACGTCTTTAAAAAATTTGGGGCTTGATACTACAAGGTAGCCGTACTATTAATATAAACGATTTCCCATAAGGCTAGGCATTCTGTTAGCGCCTAACATGTTATTATTGATCTCTTCCTCTTCTTGAGTCTGTTGTAGTCCAAAACCAGATACCAGTTTATTAGGTTCTTCAACAGTCATAGGAGGAGACAACATACCGCCCATTGCCTTTTGGGTTCGTGCTATGCCACCATCTGCCATTCGCTCTGCGTCATCCATCATTGTCTGAAGATTGTCAGCGCCAATTTCACTGGTAGCTTTTTCGGTGACTACAAATTCTCCGTCGCTTAATCGCGCAGGTATAGAATCTGATACACCGTCTCCGGGGCCTTCAACTTTTCCAGCTCCCGAAAATTCTGATGCAGTCATTACGACTTTATCAAAAATCTCACTGAGCCTTGGATCTGATTCCAAAGCTCCCATTAAATAATCTTGTTCGCTATCGTCTAGAGATTCCCCTAGTACATAGCCCATATAGTCATCTTCCATCTGAACATCTGGAAGTTGTGACTCTTCTGCCATAGCCTGCTCTTCAGGCGTATAAGTATCAACAGGCATTTCTTCTTCCATGCTCATCTCAGGTGGCATAAGCATTGAGCCGCCTTCATTACGAGCCATTCGCTGTTTATTTTCTTTTTTATCAAACAGGCCAGCTTCTTCACTGGTTTCTTTCTCAGCTTCCATTCTTTCTTTAAGAGCTTCAGATACTTTTTCTTTTTCTTCTTTACTTAGCTTGTCAAGAAGACTGCTAATTTCCGCAATGCCAGCTGATTTTTCTTCTGTATTTTTACCCATCTTTTCTCTCCATTGCTTCTTTAACGCTGTCCTTGAGGCTCTCTAACTTAACCAGAGAACTCAGCCTCCCCTGACTGCGGAACAGCTCCAGTTCCGATGTTGCCACCGCCAGTACCTGTAGCTCCAAGGTCTTGGCCTTGAGGAGGTACTCCTTCAGGGGCTCCCATACCTCCGGGTTGTTCACCACTGGGGCCAGCTTCCGGGCTAGTTGCTTGTCCAACATTATTTTGCATTCCTATAATTTGAGCCATAAGCGCAGCCTCTTCTGGATCGTTGATTAATTCCTCTGGATCAAGATCAAGACTGTACGCAAGCTCACTAATCAGCTTATTCATTTTAATAAACGGTGCAATAGCAGGATTTTGAGCAGTTTGTAGGAACATAGTAAGCCGTTGACTACGTACTTCCTTCTGCATTAAGCTATTAGTACCTGTTGCTTTTACTTCTAAATCGCCTTTTACATCTAATTTAGATTCTAAAAACTGCATATTCCACTGGAAATAAGCCTCACCCATAGGCTTTAACAAGAAATCATCAAGGTTTTTAATAACAGTTTTAATATTAAGGGATGCTGCGCCAAGTAGCATGGACATACCTGAAGCAGTTCGCGTCATGCTTTGGACGCCTGTCTGACCATGTGAATAGCTTGGAATACCTGTTTGTTCGTCTGCAAGCTGTCTGAATTTATCAAACATCATCATGTTTTCTTGTGAGGTATTAGGAAACTTTAAGCCATTAATTGCTTGTCCGGGCATTCCTGCCTGTCTTCGGAATACTTTACCCGGATAAATCTCCATGCTTTGACCACCTACAAGCGCAGTTTCGTCTACATCAAAGACTAAAGACCCTGATAACGCTAGGTTGTCTATTGCCATACGAGCATGACCGTTCATGATCTTCTGAGAATCATCCATGTTTTCAGCGACCCCAATGCCAAAGAAGCTGTAGGGGTTTCTTTCGTATGGAAAGGCATGATAAGGCAACCTGAAAGGCGTGAAGGGATTGACTACTGCTCTTAACATTTGACCATTGCAGATCCAAGCATTAACTTGTACTTCATCTAGGTCATCTACTTCATCTGGTATATCCATACCAACTTGGCGAGCATATTCAGCATCGATTACTCCCCAATACTCTAGAACTTCAAACTGACCCGCACCTGTTTCTTCAGTGCGGTTATCATCTTTTAGTTCTTGTTCGTAGTCTTTTTCTTCGTAGTTAGGCCCTAAAGACAAAGCCTGACGAATAGCATCTTTATTAAAGTAAGGCATCTTAGCTAAAGACCGTATTTTAGTACGATTCATACGATGTCTATGAAAAACATACTCTGCTTCGTTTATGTTTGTAGCGTTTGGATCAGGGAAAAAATCCCAAATGCTAACAAACTCAATACGAGGAACGCGCACATCAATTGGAGAATATCTTCTAGATCCTTCTTCATCTTCTTCCCAGCGACTTAATGTTTTATTAAAGTTAAATGGGCCTTTTACGATGCCTGTTCCAAATAGAGCAGACTCAAAAAGAGCGTTGCGTATTTCACTAGCGCCATTAGATTCTTCAATTTGATCATGTATTAATTTTTCTAAACGTCTAGCTGCTTCTTTAGCAGGGCTTACTTGCAGGGCTTGTGGGCTTGGACTTGGACCGTCCGTAAGTTTTTCGCTTGCTGCATTTTCAAGTGACGTTTCTTCAAATCTTCCTGACCCGTAGGTCGCTCCCGGCTTAAGTACACGGCCATCACCTTCGTAACCAACGTCAAAAGGATTCTCCTCTTTTTTTTCTGGGAACTCTTCTTGGCTTGTTTCAATTCCCGGTAAAGGATTTTGAGGATCTAGGTGAGCGTACTCACTGATACCTTCTGGTACTTTTGTTTCAGTAATACCGATAGGAAATTTGTTACCACCAAAGATAACATCTACAAGCTGCCCGAAGGCCGCAAGAACTTTAGTCTTAGTTACTTTAACAAAAACCCTAGACTTTTCAGATTCTCTAAAGCGTACATTCTTTCCGTATAACCCACGATAATTATGATAGGCCGTAAGCCACCGCTGTTCATCTATGTCCCTTGCACGCTCTGCTTGATCAAAGCGATCTGCAAGAAGACCAACAAAGTTATTCCGTAGAGATTCCTCTAGAGTTAGTTCTAGACCTTGTTCATCTTCTATTTCTTCAAAGTAAATACTGTTAGATGTTAAGCTATTTTCTATCGGCATATATTAATATCCAAAATCTGCATCAGCAGGTGTATAAGCTTGCTCAAGGCGTAGGTGTCTTAGTTGAGCCAATGGGTCGTTTACTCTTGGCCTTGACATAATAAGATACCTTAAAGCATCATAAGCATGATCAGGTGCGTGAGTATCGACATCTTCAGGATTAGATTTATCCAAAGGAATACCTTGAAGCTCGCGTATCAGGCTAGGACAGCTACTGAAAATCTGTAATCTTGGGCGTCCGCTTGGCTGTAGTCTCAAGTATTCGTGAATTTGAATCTTACCTTGTATTCTGTTTTTATCTGCTCTTCTTAGCTTATGGCCCTGTCGTACTAATGATTCTCCGACTGTTGGACCTGTAGTCCCAGTACGGGACCATGCTGCAGTGTCTAAAACCCCCTGAACAGAAAAAGGGTCAGAAATCTCCATCTCTGTTATTATAGCGCCTAATTCGTGTCCTGTCAAGCCTTTACGGTATAATTCTCTATATATTATTAAAGTACCATCACTCGGATCTATAGCCGCCCATATACAGGCTGACTCGCTAGCATAACCATAGTCAATACCCTTAACTCTTTCCCAGTGCATCGGGACTTGAAATGGCGGTATTACATGGTTTTCTAAGCTAAATTCGGTAAAAGCCGCCCCCTCGTTAACGTCCCAATTACCTTCTAATAGCTGTTTGCGTTGCGTAGGGGGCAAAGCTTTAAGCATTTGCTCGTAACGTCCATCTGTAGCTAGAAATGGATTGTCTTCTAAACGAGCTGGTATAAACTTTCTTGTAAGTCCATCGTGACCTAGAAAGCTTTTATCTGGGTCTGATGGCTCAATATATCTTTTCTTTACCCAGTGAGCACCAACGCCACCGGGGTTAGCTGTACAACGCATGTAAGGAACAATCTCACTATCTGTTGTACGTAATCGTGATGCTAAGTAATTCCATGCAAACTCTGTGGGTAGGTGAGTAATTTCATCAAAACCTATCCATGAATATGCTTGTCCTTGATAACGATAAACATCTGCATCTCTTTCAAGGAAGCCGAACTCTACTTTGGCTCCGCTCGGGAAGTTCCAAAGCTTCTCTACTTCTCTGTACTTACAACCGGGAAAAGCTTTCGGATATAATTCTCTTGACTTATCTATCAGCTCCCGTAGCTCTGGCATTGAACGTCGTATGATTAAGGCCCTGTGTGCGCTCCTGTGAGCGTATCTGAGGGGATCTACGAGCATAGCATAGGACTTACCACCCCCTGCTGCTCCACCGTACAGTACGTCCGTCTCAGCGGCTGCTAGGAACTCTGTCTGTGGTCCTTCGTTAGGAGCAAAGATAACATTCTTTTTTGCTTCCTCTTTAACGGCTTTAGGAGTGTTTGACAGATTCTCAGGAGTTATAATTTTAGAGGCATTAGGATTCTCTAATTTATTTATAGCCTCTTTAGTATTCTTTAAAGATTCTTTATATGAATATAATTTAGATTCAACCTTAGCAATTTTCTTTTGTTTTTCTTTTATTACTCTGGTAGCTGTCATTTTAGCTTTAGTTTGGCTGTGGTAATTATAACCCCTACCTTTTGAACCTTTAGGTCTACCACCGCGTAGCTTAGGTGTGCCATCTTTTTTTAAAATAAAATTACCGTTATCATCGGTAAGATATTTATCTGGATTATTGTCCCAATCGTTCATTGTCAATTATATTCTTTAAACCTTGATAGCTTAGTTTACGACCTGTCTTATGTTCTAACCACATAGACCCATCACGTAAGGATAGTTGTTTATTAATTACTGCTTGTTTAATATCTTCTAATGCTTCTAGTTCTAAAGGCACAGGTATTAATTCTTTATCTTC